TATATAATGCTCAATTTGCTCTGTGCTATGCGAATGGGCAATGCCGCGAGCGTCTGTCCAATCATTCCATTCCGCTGCTGTGATGTATGAATTGGCACCAGCCACACCTGTGCCGTTTTCGATTATTATCTCAGGATGCGCCATTTTATCCTCTCAAAAGTGTAAGGGGGCCATAAGACCCCCATACGATTCCGCTTTATTAGCCTAGCAGAGTGGCAACCATGTCGGGTTTCCAAACTTTTACGCCCCAAGCTGCTGCTACTTCAATCATCGTCTTACGATAACCAGAGTAAACACGCACCTCAAAGGTTAGGCCGCTTCTCTCGTCTGAGATCAAAAGCGAGTCAATTGCAGCGTCGCCAGACTGAGGAACAGCAGGTGCTCGGATAGCAAGCTCCATTGCTCGTCGGTGCATAGCGATGTTTGCCGTGTAGTCGCCGCCTACGGTGATTGCATTACTGTCTGGTAGTGCAACACGCAAGCCGGGAGTTCCAATCGAAAAGCTATTAGCGCTTAACGCAGTATTTACGACATACTTATTATCAGCATCGCCTGCAAAGGTGACAATATCGCCAGCCAAAATTGTGCCGGTGCCAGTGTCAACTACGATTGACGTGTCTTTGACTGCTGAAGAAGCATCATTTAACAAGTAACCAGCGCCAGTTCCGGCAGTATGCAACTTGATCTGATGAGACTCTTTTAAGCTCATGCCTTGCAAATTAAGCAACTCGCCCTGACGTAACAGACTGTCATTGCCAGCAGTATTTACTTGCTGAAGGCTTGCCAGATTACGCAGTTTTACGCCTGCTGCTGTATTTAAAACAACAGAAACTTGGCCATCGTCAACAGGCATGCCGTTGTCTACCAAGATGCGTCGCAGCTCTGCAACTTCGTTGAAGTTAGAGGCAAAAGGCGTAGTGCCAGCAGTACCAAAAGCCCTAGAAGAACTTTTGTATGCTTCGTCAGCCATATCTGACTCAATTTCGTTACAGATAACTCGCATTGCCTGAGCAATTTGATCGCCATATACGGTTTGAAAGCCGATACCGTTGTTCAAATGCCGCTGATCTTCACCAGTATAGGGAATTTGAACTGATCGTGACTTGCTAATCGTCATGGTTTTGTTATCAACTGTCTGATCTGTTCCTTCTGGAATCGTCATAGACTCGGTGATATCTTGCGCCGATACTTCGCGAGTGAAAGATGCACGAATTGTGTCACCTTTTGCTACACGCTCTGATCCTGCGTTGATGGTTGATGCTGGGATAAAACCTACAAGTTCTCGCCCAACGAGGTCTGCCGCTTTGTAAAGGTCGGCAGCAAGATTGTCTAATACATTCGCCATAGTTAAGTTTCCTTATTCACTGTTAATTCGCCCACCAGACTCTAACCAGTCTCTGCGTTCTGCATGACTTAGTTGATCAAAATCTGAACGAGCCATTTCCTTGCTCCGCGACTCGGCCCCGCCTTGCGCTCGGACGGCCCCGCCGCCCTGTGACTGATTCCCATCGATCAAAAACGGATAATTCGTAGTGATCGAGGTTTTCAGGTCTTCGAGTGATGAAACGGTCAACTGCCCCGCATCGTCTGTCACTCTCAGTTCACCATCAACAAGCGTTAGCCTCTGGCTAATTTCTCGTTGCAGTAATTTTGCTCTGCCAGTATCTTTAGTCATTTGACTAGCCATTTGCATAGCCTCTGCGTCAATTTTTGACCTAGAAATATCGGCATTCATTTGTTCTATTACACTTTTCAGTTGATTGGCTTCTGACTTTTGAGACTCAAACAACTGCTTATAATCATTTTCTGCCTTCGCTTTTTCTTCGGCCTCCGCTTTTGCGGCTTGCCTTGCCTCCTCCCTTTCTTGTTGTACCCGCTTTTTTTCTGATAGAAGTTCGTCTACTTTTTGCTTCAACCCGTAGGTTTCGTTTTCTAGCTGCGCTTTTAAAGCCTGTTCAACCTTTTGATTTACTTGGCTTTTTACTTCTTCGTCTAACTCTATACCGTCTAAATAGTCCATTGTCTGCCTCCGGCTTCCAATTAAGCGGCCCCGCCGCTATCATCCAATGATTCGAAAATCAATGGTTCCTGTTGTCGTAGTTCGTCCAAGGTGTAAACCTGTCCATTCCTATCGACAAATCTATCAAGGCTTATTGTTCCGTTACGAAATAATTTTGCCCTTGTCACTCCTAAAACTTCCTCTTGAAAAGATAACGGTTGTCTGATTAACCAATCAGAATATGATGTATTGCTGTCAACCTGTTTTACTTTTCCGTTTGGCCCGACTGAAGGCCGTTTGGTTTTTACGTCTAAACCTAAATCGTACTCTTCGGCCAACACAAAGGTTATAGTGCTTCTGCAATTAAAATGCGCTGGCGGTTTCGGGCTAGTTTCTATGTCTTTATATACTTGTTGATCTCTTGAGGCGCATATCAAAGAAGTTCTGTCATCTAGTGTAGCTATCCATTTATACTCTCTTATGTATTCTTGGTTTTGCTTTATAAACGCCTTTCTGGTCTGCGTAGCTACATGATTGATTATCGTCCTAGACAAAGTTGCAGCTTGCCTTCTTTGTATACCGCCCAGCGCCATTACTGCCGAAACAATTGCGCTAGTAGTTTGTTGGGCAATCACCCCTTGCCTAATGGCTTGTACTACTTGAACCGATTTTGTGCCTCCAAACTGTTGTAGAGCTTGCCGTATGGTATACGTCTTAGTTGGCTCCAATTGCATTACGTTTGTGCCTAAAGCGATCTTTACATTATAATCTTCTGGAATTTCCGCGTCTATATTACTGAATTGATTGAGTGTTTTGTAGTTAAAGTCTAACTCATATTGGGCAAAATCTTCCATTTCTGTTATTGTATTTTGCGTATAAACACCAAACTCTTGGCTGTAGTAGCCCAAAATATCGTCAATTAGCGAGCGTAAAGCCAACGATGTAAGCTCTCTCCTAACAGGTATCAGCTCTACCGCACCTTGCAATATTGCAGTTATCGCGGCCTCAGATGACAATTGCAAACCTTTTGCATACCTAAGCATCATAATTTGATGCCTAATAATAGAGTCCTCTATCTGATCGTTTGCTGACATTACAAGTCAGTCCGGTGAGGAATAAGAATTGATGCTTTCTTAACGCCCTCGTTAATAACTTCTAACTTGCCATCTAGCGTAACGTCTGCACCAACTGCGGTCGCTATTCCTGCCGTTGTCATTGAAGGCTCTGCAAACTGAGCTGCTACTGCCGCCGCCAACTGGCCGTAATCAATAGGCGTAGATGAGCTGGATAAAGATACCCCCGAAACCGTAGCAGGAAATACAGGCGATCCATCAGTGAAATAATACGGCGTTGAAAAATCATCGGAATACAAAATGCCGCTGATAGCTACGACTCGCGGATCATATACCACCTTCCAACCGTTGATGGTAAAAAAAGTACCGCCTGTTTGCCCGCCCGGTATAGGGTCTAAACCAGTAAATCGCATCGCTGGTAAATATTGCCGATTTTCTAATCGCTCAAACCAGCGAACCCATGCAGAATACACTTCACCCTGAATGTCTAATTGACTAACATCAGAATTTACCTGAATGATTTTAGTAACACCGTTAAAGCTAACCTTATCGGCGTCTAACCATTCCTCTCCGTGGCTAATCCATAAGTTTAGGGCCATAGCTTACTGCACTATCTCTTTCCAATTGACTGAAATCATCAATTTGGCTAAAGGAAAAGCAGTCGTCCTTGTCTTTGCAAAAAAGCTCCAAATAACTCGTGACCCACGATATCCTTTTAAAGTAGCAGTGCCCGTAAAAGCACCAAACGCACTTGAGTCTACTGGAGTCGTCAAAGCGCTGTCCGTGTAAAGTTCAGCCGTCGTTGTGCTGGTTGGCTTAATAAAATAAGACCCGTTGTAGTTTGTGTTCGTTGAGTTTTCAATCTCAAGATGGCCGGTATAGATAGAGCTGTTGAACGGAAAAGTGACCTCTTGAGGCTCTCTAAGCGCCAACAAGCCAGATACTGTTATAACAGCAGTGCTAGCTTCTGTAATGCCTGTGATAGTGTTTTGAGCGGTGCCTCCGTCATCGGCAAAGTTCTTTACCGAACCTGCTTGGAAGTTGTTGTAAGTATCGGTTAGCTCGGCAACGTATTTACCTTTAAACATATCTTGTAAGACGGTTTTACCAGACCCGTAATTACTACCAGCCGTTGATTGCTCTAAAGTGGTGCCAGGAATTAGCGAGAAACTATGCCCAGAATGGACGCTATTGATTTCTGCTTTTATATCTATAATCGCATCTGCCGCAGTTGCATCATCATTGAAAGCATAAGCAGAGATGCTTGTGGGAACATACAAAGTATGATTTACGTCGCCGTTTGATAGTAATTCTTCTGGTGACAAGCTAAACAAATATTGCCAAGGGTCGCCTCCATCGGCAGTGATTGGGAAGTGAGAAGAAGCAAAAGTCGAGGGCTGGCCATAAGTCCTTAGATCAATACTACTTTCTGTCCAAACAGAAGCCGACCAAGTTTCCAAATATAAATCTGAGTTTGT